GCCGGAAATGAAACCGATCGCAATGCTTGCCCCTTCGATTAAAACTTTACCGGTTTTGAATGTTGCTATTGCCATGTGCTTTTATCCTCCGTCTGCACTACTGTATACATATTGAATGGTGAACTCTTGATCCCATACACTGTAGTTTGGGATCTGTCCCTTATCGGTTGTTATTCTCCCGGGCTCTATCCATTCAATCAGAGCCGCGAGCGAAGTATCATTTAACAATGTTTTCTCCACGTCCCGCATGAGATCCGTTCTCGCCTGGCGGGTACTATCGTGTTGATCCCAGACCACACAGGTACAGATAAAAGTAAGCTCACTTTCCATATCATCAGTACCACTACCAATTGCCCGGGACCTTCTCGTCTCATCCGCATCAATTGGGAAACATGCGGGCAGCTTGCTTTTGTCGATCTGTTCGATGCTTTTGGGAAGGCTTTCTATCGTAGATACATAAGTGGCACCGGCATCAATAAGATTGAGCGCGGCGATTACTGCATCCATGATCTGTTTGCGTATACTATCAGCCACGATTGTAAGCCTCCATGAATCCGTCGATAATTATTTCCATGATTCGCTGTTTTTTCTCTTCGATTGAAGGACGCAGAAACGGACGTTCCGGCATTTTATGACCCCGCACTTCAAGTCCCTTTTCGTGGACTTTGCCATAGATGACGTTTGTGCCGACTCTAGCGATCACCCGATCCTTGGATACTTGAACCCGTTCGTTAATTGATCTACGCAGCCGGCCGCTCGGTGCCGCAAGAGTAGCCCGAGTCGGATTTCCTAGTCCGCGAGGCATCTTCGGACCCGATAGGTGGGCGCTTTGCGCTTCTTTGGTTACAAGTTTCGCGCCTTTCAGCAATGCCTCTTTGAGTGCTTGCGGGGCAATCCTCATCCAGCGCTGGATCTTATCTTGTAGCTGCTCCATCGACATACGCATCAGATCGCTATCTTCTCGCTATACCGCGCGATTGCTGCCTTAACTAAACTCGGCATATCCTCGACATAAGTAGCATTGCCGGCATCGTTAGAAACAGACTTTAATCCTACTCGAGTATTTTTAGTAAATTTCTCATACCAGTAGGCCACCATCTCGATACAGGCCATCTTCAAATCATGGGGGATAGTAGAATATCCACCGTTATAGACAACTTTGATAACTTGCGCCCCTACATCCAGTCCAGCGTTCGTGACGACGATATATCCTCCGTTGGTATATACCTGGTAGTCGTCTGCATCGATGAGGGTATTTGAACCGAAGGATCGAGCGCTATCGCTGTGCAGTGTGGTGACCGAGTTTACCGGCCGGTGCCTAAGCATAATCAGGAGAGATCCAGTACCGTCATGGTATTCGGTGATAGACTGTGCCTTCAGGAATCGTCCTGTCTCTTCTTTGAGCAGCCAGGACGCACCGTTTATATATTCTTCCAACTGCGGGTCCAGCGATTCATCAGAGTTATTGATTCCAACGAATAGCTTGAGCTCTGCAAGAGAACAGAGATTATTCGCCAAGTCTAGAACCGTTGCCATTTGTGCCCTTCTTCTTCAACCCCGAGGTCCGCATCATCTTGTCTTGCGGGCTACCCTCCACATATTTCTTATTGTACTTTTCCAGTCTCTTGGCGATCTCGGGATACTTCCCGATATTGATGGTTGCGCCGACCGGAAAAGTTACAGAGGTGCCGTTCTCGTATGTATGCGTAACCTCAAAAGGCAATTTCACGAACATAGTTTCCTCCAGAAGAGGGGAGAGCCAAAGCCCTCCCCTTCGTCTTTACTTGTTGATGTAGTCCACGGTGATGTAGCAGATCTCTTCACTACCAGTGGCAGCACTCTCGCCAGAGAACATCATGGGAGATCCTTTTTCCGTACCGTAGAAAATACCTCCATCAATCGATTCTTTATTGAGTACACTCACGGTAGTTGGAGCCCAGTTGATATGTCCGGTATCGCCGGCACACCCTAGATCATATACCGTTTGCCCTATGGCGGCGGCTCCTGTGATTACGGTACAAAGTGCGATTGTGCTCAAGCCGGTAACCGCACCGACTTCCGAGAAGTGATACGTGCCGTCATCCTGTACCAGAACAATGAAGTCATTCGCTGCCAAACTATTACCAGAAGGTCCAGGCTCTCCGGTCAGATTCAGTATAGATGCACCGTCAGCCGCAACAGCAAGCAACGTTGTTTTGCCGAGAGACTGCATGAATTGGACGGCTTCGCATGTTCCACCGGCCATGAAACCGAAGGCCCGGATTGCGATCCGTTTCCCCGACCTTCCGGGGATTTCGACAGTGAGAGCCGTTGTACTGGTTGCGGTACCGATTGTTCCGTAAGAGGCTACAGATTCAAGATATACATTTGCGCCCATATTTTAACTCCTTGACGCCCAATATTTCAGGGCTGCTAATTTTTCAAGCCGTCAATTAGCTTGCGGCAGTTGTGAGTTTCGCCAGAGCGGTCGGCATCCAGGTGACCATTGCCTGCCGGACTCTCGCCCGCAGGTAAATCTGGTCGTACTGCATCGTTCCCATTGTCTGGTCAAAAACCCTGAATTCGAATCCTACACGGTCACCTGCCACGATATACCGGGGATTCCCAAATAACACGAATGGATCGGAAACTGTGCTCTCGCTTGCCGGAGGCATACCGTCACTCAAGGTGAACGGATATCCTCTGATCGTCGCAGGAGCAGCATTCACCGCATCCTGGAAGATGTAGCGGCCTTGAGCATCCTTCTCCTGGCGGACATAATCGAATACTGTAGGATGAAAGAAGTACCGAGCGCCCTGGCGTTTGTTTTGTGTGGTCAGCTCCGCGATCAAGTTGTCCAGGTAGTTGATGTCGAGATCGCTGTAAGATATGTCTCCTGTATCCATCACCAAGTTGTTGACACTTGAGTCTTGAAGTGCTCCGTATGAGGAATCGTCCAGGGCCAGATCGTCAAACTTGTTACCCCAGGCTTCACCGGCCATGGTCCGCACCAGCTCGCCGAGACCGATCAAAGAATCCTCATCCATTTCCTCGGTAATAGCCAGCCAGAAAGCATAGGTGCAAGCCGTGAGAGTTACTTGCCCGAAGGTAAGTGCATCCTCGGTTTTCGCCGTAGTCTGGCCAGTGAGCTTAGTGAAGGTCAGAGCATCAGTCGTATTCGGCAAATACTTGGTGATCCCGCGCATTGGCATATGAGTCACGAGACCCATCATCGCCGAGGTATCCGCTGCGATTCTCCCTAGCTCTGCCCCATATTCGACAGGAATCAGATATGAACCGGTGGTCGCATCGCTCCGGAGCGGGGCAGAAGATATCTCTGCACTGTCTTTTTCATACTTGTCACTCTCCCCGATTTTTATCATCTCATCCGGATTTTGGAGTTCGTGCATAGGCCTTCCACCGAGTTTGATTATTTCTTCGGCGGCGACCGCGGACTTGCCGTTTCTTCCACGGATCATCCAGTTGACGAAATTGCCAAGCCCGTAGGCTTTCGCCAGCGGCGTATCCTGGTCCTTCCAGGTTTCCCTGGCCTTAGTCGCGATTACAACCGTTTTCATCTTCTCGACGAGTTGCTCGATGAGTTGTCCTTGTTTCTCCAGCTGGTCTCGCTGGGCTACAACAGCTTCGGGCTCTTCTTCGCTTTTCTTGGCCATTTCCTCGACCTTCAAGGAGGTTGCGTCAACCTTATCCTTGAGTTCCCCCAAGAGCTTACCGAGCTCTTCGGGTGTTTCAATCTTGATGGTATCTCCCATTTGATACCTCCTCGTTCTAGATTTTACTTTGTCCCGCTTCTCAGCAGATGTTTGATACCACTGGTTTCGTGGCGGTCCTGCTTCAGCAGCGAGTCAATATATGAAGGTTTCTTTAACCTTCTGATTTGTTGTTCAAGTTCATCCGTTTTCTTGAATAGCTTATCGAGAGAATCCTTAGTCTCTTTTCCCTCCTCTGGGTTTGCGCTTCGTGATGCAGTGGCATTCACATTGCTCGGAATATTAACAATCGAGAACTCGTAGAGCTCTTGCTTTCGGTGGATCAGAGTTTCGGGTTTATCCGGATCATCAAGGATCTCTATCTTTCTTGAAAGAAATCCGACGGAGCCGGTTCTAATAATATCCTCACGGACCTTGCCCTCGATCATCGCGGCGAATGGATCTACTTCTTTCGAGCTGAACCGTACTCGCCCGACAAGTTCACCATCTTTCACCCTTGGGGATTCCACCTTCCCGATAGCCGGTCTCATGTAATCGTGAGACCAAAGAACAATAGGATTTTTCTTGAAGTTCTTGAGATCCCATCCCGCCGGGTCCATCCGCTCAAGATCGCGGTCGACCGAGAAATCCGACATCA